TGAAGCATTATTCAGCTACGAATCAATTAGAGGGATTCTATGGATCACAAAACTGGACAAACTTCTTCGCGCTACAACCAGATATCAATTGCTATAAAATAGGTGAATACACGTTATGAGTAAGAGCTCTATGGTGGGATCGGTCAGCGCCAATGACATTGACGCATTGGGCGTAAGCCCAGCGAAGTCATACGGGCATGTAGCTGGAACACCCGCAAGGTTCTTTGGGGCTGGTATTATTAAGCTTCCAAAGCTGGATGATGAGCACCCTTTCCGTGTTGCCATAAGAAAGAATCAAACCGGCTCATACGAGTTCAAAGCAAGAAAAGGCTTTGTGGATGGGCTGGAGGCAGTTGGCGCAGTTAAAAACGCATGGACAAGAATATCCCCCCAGAGCCAATCCGTAATTCTGGAGTGTGATGTTGATGGCGACCTGAAAATTACGAAAGCAAATGTGAAAGCCGACACGATCAAAGAGCCTTTCCGTACTGTTGTAGCTAGTGGCAAGCAAACTAAGGCCAGAATTATCCTCTGCCAGTTCGACCAAGACGGAAGCGAGATAACACAGGTTCAGAATGTCCGCACGAACCTTATGGCAAAGCTTATGTGTCACGAGGGCTATGCGGCCAAGATGCTGATACAAGAAGCACCCGAGTAGTGAGCACGACATTGTATTGGGATGCTCCGTGCATGGCTATAAAGCCAAGCAAGAAGCCGGACGGGATGAATCAAGACTACTGGGACGCAAGAAATAGGGTATCAATCGACATACAGAAGTTTTTCAAATGGATTAATGCAGAGTGGGACGTCCAGAAAACAATGAGCGGACAATACTTGCAATATGAACAATCTTGCGCCGATGGGTCAAAACGCCAAGAAAGCACTACCCACACCTCTACTACTTATGTATCGGTCACCGATGGGTCCTTGGGCGATAATAAAATGAGGAAGAATGATTGCCCTAAAAGTGATAATACTGGGCCTGTTCCAAGTTACGTAAAAGGAACGTGCGATAACTTCAACGCAGAGCCAAGCCAATACGGGAAAATACCAGAAGCAGACCTTAAGAAACGAAGGTATAATGTGTGCCTCCCAACGAAGGCAATGGCTTATTATCAGACAACCTACAAGCGGAAAGAAATAGGGCCGTATAGCGTGTGTACCTGTCCCGGATGGAAACCACCAAGCACAAGTATACTCCAGCCCGGAACAAATACAGACAGCAGAACATGGCAAATATCGTCTGGCGGAGAATGTGAATGCGGTGGAGACCCACCCAGTAAAGCACCGTATAGATGCTACTGGGGTAGCGTTAGAACAAGATTCTATTCAACCGCAAGCATATCGTTTGACGTTGAAGGCTCTTGGTATGACCCAGAAACAAGAAAAGTTTACCCCGCAATAAATATTAGCGGTGAATACCCCAATTTCGGCTGGCACGGAGATCACCCAAAAGACACTCCAGCAAGAGGAGCACAGAAAAAACACACTACATCCACAAAAGTTACTGTAGACGGCGTTAGCATCCCGTGTGGGACAAGTTGGTATACTGCAGGCAAGGAAGGGAATATCAGCTTGTCGATCACCTACACTCTCAAAGAGCGAACCCTGTAGCCTGTGCGTCGCTAGAGCATAAACTTTTTGCGAGCAACCCCTTGGGGGGCAGAAGTTATGCATGAGCGACAACACTCCGGCGCAAGCCGAGAACACTCCAACAAGCGTCCCAGAGACGCAAAACAATAAGACTACAGATGTGGCGGCGCTTGATGAGCGCGCGTACCACGAAATCATCCAAGCCTTAGATCCCAACGCAACTCCCGAACCTGCCAAGGAAGAGCCAAAAGCTGAACCTGAACAGGAAGCGCCTGTGGCGGAAGCCCAAGAGCAAGAAAAGGAAGAAGCAAAGGAAGAGGTTAAGGAAGAAGCCCCAGCCCAAGAGGAATCTGATATTGCCCTGCCCGAGCGGGTTCGTATCGGTTCTTGGTCGGAAACTGAGAGAAAAGCCCTCCAAATTAGGGCTCGTAATCCGGATCTGACCCTTGAGCAGGCCATCAGCATGGTGAAAGGCAAAGACGAATCTGCCTCCCCTGCCCCAGCCGAGCCAACGCCAGAAGAAATCGAGACCAAAATCGACGCTAAGGCACAAGAAAAAGCCAATGCGATCAAAGCGCTCGAATTCGACAAAGCGGCTCAGTTAGAGCTTGAGATGGCAGACCTGTCAAAGGCCTACCGCCGTGCAGAGAAAGTTGCATCCGAAAGAGCAGAGATCCAGAAAGCAGTCAGAATCGAGGAGTCTGAGAAGTCCAAGAAATTGGCCGTTGAATACTACCCCGATACTGCAAATAAGGACTCGGTCTTGACCAAGAAGATGTATGAGATCTTTGATGTACTACAAGACACCAAAAATCCATTGGTTAATGATCCGAACCTGCCCATTCGGCTGGCACAGATGGCCGCTAATGAGCTTGGGATTGCCCCTAAAACGGCAAGCAAAGCTCCAGCTAAACAAGCGGTAGTAGCGCCCTCGCCAAGCACCGCCCGTCGTAGTCAACCCACCATACAACCCGCAAGCGGTAACGCTCGCACTAATTCACCCCAACCAGTTAGCGCAAAAGATGTTTTGTCAAAAATTGAGGATGTGGATCAATTCCGCGCCCTCATGGCAAATCTCTAATGCGTTGGGAGGGGTAAAAGGAGGACAATACTATGGCTACAGCCCTTAGCATTCCTACAAACAATGCAGTTAGCGACTTTACGTCGCAAAGCTCCACGTTCCTTCCGGAATTGTGGAAAAAAGGAGTTCAACTCTCGGAAGCCGCTGAGAACTTTTTCAATCAGTTCGAAGGCCCGACTGAGAATTACTCCGTCATGTCGGTCCGCGACTTGTCTCGCGGTGCTGGCTCCAAAATCACGTTCCGCACCATGGCGCAACTCTACGGAGAAGGCGTACAGGGCGAAACACTCATCAACAGCAACACGGAAGATTTCCGCGTTGGTGCTTACAACCTGACCGTTGATTTCCTACGGCATGCGGTTTCTTACAATCGCCGGCTCGAAGAGAAAACGGCTTTGGCTTCTGAATTGAAGTCCAATGTTCCTGTCATGCTGGGCAACTGGCTTGGCCGGATGAAGACTGAGCGCTTGATGAAACTCTTCCTCCACAAGGGGAACGGGCGGAATTATGTGTTCGCCAACGGCAAAGCTAATACCGATGCCTTGTTGAGCACGGACACCCTCAGCTACGATGGAATCGTTGCCTACGGACAACAGCTTCGCACTCGCGGTGCTCGTCCCGCTCAGGTTGCGACCATCGACAAGAACAAGCTCAACCGCTACGTCGTAGTTTCGACCGGTGAAGGGCTCCTCTCGCTCAAAAGCGAAACCAAGTACCTTACTGCAGTCAATGCGGCTGGTGCTCGCGAAGGCTACAATGGAGTTCAGTTCACGGGTGGATTCGTTGACCTCGACGGCCACATCATTCGTCAGTTTGATCCTATCGATCACGACGGATTTGGTGCTATCGGGTCTCCTCTGAACGCGAAAGCAACCCTCGGAACGGCGATCACCGCCGCCAGCGGTTCTGCGATCACGGTTCGGGCGACTGCCAGCGATTCGTCCAAGCCCGGATACGGAGCCTCGTACTTCAAGTACTTCTCTGGCTACAGCTATCCGTTTAGCTCGGAAGATGCAGACAACAAGATCCTCGGCACGGCCACCACCGGTGGTTATGTCTTGATCCTCAACCTGACGGGTTCCGATGCAGGCAAGTATGGCTTCTACAGCTATTCTGCTAACAACGGCAACACCCTCACCTTGAATCGTGGTCTCGTTGCTACTACTGGTAGCGTCGGATCAACTGGAGACTTCCAGTTGAAGACCACGGTTGGAGACGTCACAAGCGTCACCACGGCGACCAGCCCTTGGGCCAACGCCAAGCTCACCAATACTCACCCCGTAGGCTCGCTCGTTATCGAGACGAATTCTCGCGGTGTTGCGATTGGACGTTCCCTCGTCTTGGGAGCCATGGCCGCTGTTCGCGGTTACGGATCTCTCGACGGCGAGCGCTCTGAGGAAACCTTTGACGGAGATTTCGTGCGTAAGACCTACATTACCTCGATCTTCGGACAAGCTCCTTACCAGCGTCCGGACGGCGATCTGCCTAACTTCTTGGTCGCTACCCATGCGGTCAACTACGCAGGTCTGAATCTGCCCTCGGTGACTAGCTAAAGTCATATTGGAATGGGCGGGAAGGGTTCAAGCCCCTCCCGCCCTTCCTCTTTAATGAAAACAATGAGAGCAGTTTGTATTATCCGAGACGGGCCAAGGTATGTGCCTGTCTTTGTCATTCAAGACGCAACCAACAAGAGACATAACTTTGTTTGGTCTGCCGTGTATAACGCCCATATCTGGGATCGTGGAGATCTAGGACCAGAAGACTCCCGCGACCTAGATAATATCCTTTCCCGAGCCGATAATTTCTACCGAGCCTCCGTGATCTTGAGGCCTGACGATGTCACGCCTCCTATCGTTCCTAATGAAGTAGCCGAACAGCCAAAACCTAAAAACAAGGGTGGACGCCCACGGAAAGTGCAGGTGGCGTGAAGGTAAACGAAGCCATTGATGCCATGTACGAAGTGTTCGGGGTTCCGAACAATGCTTCAGCGCCTCCCATCATGCAGAGGCGTATCTTCAATGACCTCAACTCTGCCATGCAGTTGCTATGGACGAAGGGGCATCGGCTTCTTGATTACTACACAAGAGGCGAAGTCACAGTAACAATCCAAGCTAACAATAAGTCGCAAGCCCTTTCCGACAGCGTTCAGTCCGTGATTGGCCCTGTACGCAGAGCCACGGACAACATGATGCTTCAACCAATTAAAAGCCGTGGCGAA